ATGGTCAGACCACAGAATAGTAGTTCCTTTTTTCTCCCAATGCTCTCCACTTACTAGGTGTTTATCTCGAAACTCACGAGTCTCTACTGGTGTCGCTCCAACTTTCTGAGATACCTCAGACTGCTTCCATTGCTTAATATCCGCCATTTCCTTGTCGTGTTATTTGTGATTTTTCTTCTCCTACGTGATCTAAGTCAGCAATAGCTGCATACCTCAAAACATCAATTGGATCCTTCCATGCTTCCTTCAACCCTTGGTCTCCAGTGTACTCAGCCAAAGCACGTATGATGTTTTCACAGTCGCTTGCAATATAAAAGTGTGGCCGATTGACAGAATCTAGCGGTTTGCTAGTGTCATAGCTCATCTTGCTGATCAATGCCTGTAAGCCATCCTCGATTTCAAGGCCTGGGGCTGGGTTGCAAATGATCTCCATATCAGCTAGATCCTGCATGATAGACGATGCCCCATCCGACGCCTGATAACGTGCAGCACCCAATCTAGGGTCGATTAGGCGATCAAATATCTCTTCGTCACCCTCAAAGTCTTGAATCAGCTCAACATAATCACGGATTCCATAACCCAGACCTTTAGATCCTTCTCCTGCAACCCATTTGCCACTTTTCCACTCGGCCCAATCTCCAACGTCAACGCTAGGCCACTCCCTATACACGTAATAGGTTCCAGTCTCGTCCACGGCGACCCAGCACATAAACCAGTTCTTGGCGCCGGCAGGATCAATCACCTGATAGCGCGTGACGTTCTCAGTTGGAATAGCTGATTTATCAATGACGTTGACGATGGTGTTGAATTTTGGAAACTTGGTAGCCTGAGATTTGACTGGAACACCATACGCGCGAATTAGTATTTCTTCCCGTGTACTTCCTGACAGGGTTTCTTTGATTCTGTCATATCCACCAAATGGATTGTCCTGAGAATGAAAATAATGAATGCTCGCATTGCGTTTCTTTGATCTTTGAATGTATGGGACCAATTCACCCTTGAGTAGCTCCGCATGTCGTGATTCTACGGTCTTGGCGCCATCTAAGAACTCCTTAATGACTTCCGTCCACCCGTCGATAGGTGTGAACGTAACAAGCATCTTGGCAGACCGTGTCGCCAGACGAAAGCGCAAGGTGTTGATAAGATCAGGCCCCAGAAGATACTCATCTAGCCAAACACCAACATTGTGCCACACTGGATTACGGCTTCCCAACTCAGCACCTTCAAGAATTGTAGGATTGTTTTGATACTGAGAGTAAGTCTTGAAAATGATCTGTGACCCATTCGGAAGAATTAACGAACTGTCAGTGAATCCATTCTTTTTACTGTAAGAAATGTACGCGCTCGACGACGTCTGCTTGGTCTTGTGCTCTAGAGGTAGCCAATCGTACACAGCACTTTGCTGTTGTCGGATTGAAACCTCAGATGTTTGCGCAAAACAGAATATCTCAGAATGAGGATTCTCAACTGCTGCGCGAACAATGGAATATGCACCAAAAATTGTTTTTCCGCTACGATTTCCGCCTAGAGCGACGATTTCCGTCACCTCTTTCATCGCTTCCTCGGCCTTAATCCAATGTGGAAGTTTGAAACCGTAACGAAACGGGTCTTTCTCAGCATTCTCTATAGCCTCATGGTACACTGTGTGAAGTTCGATGAACTCACTTGGAGTCATCTCAGCTACTTCGTCGTCAGTAGGAGGCGTTAGGATCTGATGGGCACGCCACTTCATGGAATATCAATAATGGTTCCAGATATGCGCGTGGCAACGTTCGCTTTGGCTTGAGCAATCATTGCAACCGCATCCTCGATAGAATGCCCACGTCGATGCTCGATTACCACACCAGCCATTCCGGCAAGCTGGGTAGCCTTATCCGTCATGATGCCAATCGTCAATGCCAGCCTGTCAGGTGAGATGTTCTTGAGTTGATCAGGGTCGTCTGCCAGTTGTTCAGCCTTTGCGAATAGCAAATCAGTGTATTCTTCCGCTGCAATCGCGTATTTGCGAGAGAAGTCCTTGCGCTTTGACTCGAGTGTGTCTTCATGCCTCCATTCAAGCTCTCTGACGGTCTTCCTGTCCATCCCGGTGGTCTTGGCGATAGAAGAATAGCTCTTGCCCTGTGCCAGCATCCAGAGTGCCTTAGCGGCTCCCTGTGGGTTCCAGAATTCGACACGTTTACGGTCTCCATGAATCCTGGCTCGTTCCAACACCTCCGCAAACCATTCTTTTGGCTGAGTTTCTGGCGTTAGCTTGTCATTCATGCAAACTATATGACTACTTATTTTGATTTTGCAACAATGGAAGTGGAATGTTGTTGCCAAATTTGTCAATTACTGGAGCCTCAGGCATAAGATTTGCTTTGATGCTGTAGTAGCTATTAGGGCTCAGTCTAAGATCAACGGAAGTGTGATTGGTAACGTGCAAGATATTATCTAGCGAGAACGTTCGATACACTCCATGAACCTTTTCAATTCCGATACTGGCTAGTGACGTGTTTACAAGTCCTTGCGCACCAGTTAGCAATCCATACGTGGCATTTGCAAGATCCTTGTGTTCGCTAGCCTTGTTTCCATACTTCTTCTCAAAATAAGCATCAGTTGATTTTAAATCTGCATGCAAATTGCTAGCTGCGTGAGCATCAACGCGAAGTTCAGACTCGCTATATCCTAAATTTTTAGCAGTTCTAGTGCTGGCAATGCGTTTGATGTTGTCGTTCCATAAAGCAATATCCAAACCAGCTATCAAAACTCTACCTGTTTTAGTTACTTGAACACCGATAGGCTTGAAATGATGAAATGTCTCTCCTAATGAGTTTTGAATCGTTCTACCTTGTTCCAATGGAGTATAATGCAAAACAGTGGTTCCACCACTTCGGGAATCCATCAATCCTACCAATGTTGCAAAATCACCAATCATGTTTGGATGAATGGCTCCACTTTTCACGATGGCAGCAGATTGACCAGCATCAGGAATGCCTGTCATCTTCTTTGCGCTCGGATCTAAGTTGTTTTCAGGAGTGGTAATTCCTGATTTCTTTTGCAAAGCGTTATATTCGTTGATGGCCTTCAATCCATTAGTTACTCCCGGTCTTTCTGATTGACTTCCTTTCGGCTGACTCATCGTATAACCATCTTCGCTTTTGACTGGCGGATTGTTATCACCAGCCTTAGAGTCTTCCTTGTTCCCGCGAGTCTTGTTGAACTTTACTTCTTTAGTATTGTTCCTAGCCAAACCGGCTGACTCACGATACATCTTGCGAACCATGGACTGCACGCCAGCAGACTGTGTGAATCCATCATTCAACAACCCACTTCCCATGACCAATCGTCCAGCATTGTCAATGGCTCCACCTGTTTTGATATGAAGCTGTTTGATAATTGGAGTTTCTCCAAAGTAAGCAGAAAACCTTGATTTGATATTGCGAGATAATCTGCTTTCCTTCGCGCGTTTGGTGAGTTCTCCAGTGCTTATATCTGACTTCAATACTTCTGCGGCCTTGTCAGTGAAGAACTCAACTGCTAGATCCTTAACTCCAATAGGTGGTTTGTTGATGGCTGCCAACCTGTTGTTGTACTCAGTGGAGAATTTAACAAATTCAGGATCTAGTTTTCCACCGTTTCTATTCAACTCACCAAGTCGAGTGGGTTGTTCAAGATGAATATCACCAAGCATCGCAGAAACGATTTGAGGTTGAATTTGATGCTCATTCTGCAATACGTGAGCAATCTCATGTCCGGCAATAGCGTCCGCAAATGATCTAGGATTATTCACGTTCAACGTGATATTATTGCCATGAGCAAAACTTGGTCCAGACTCAGTGAATGTGAACTTAGTGTTTGGATACGCACCACTGTACGACGCCAACATATCCTTAGTAGATGGCTGAACACCTCTATCGTATAGATCAAATTGACCAGCATCACCAGACTTCTTTAGATTGTCATTGAAAATCAATCTATCGGCAGTACGTGTGGCAACGAACTCGGCCTGATCTCCAATCTTCGCGCCTTTGAAAGCTCCATGAGCACCACCAAACACCAATGAATCAGCAGCAGCTTGTTTCAATACGTTTGAGTCAACGCCATCATTGTTTATCGCCTCATACATAAGGCTGGGAACGGCTACACCAGCCACTCCGGAAGCTAGCTTCTTTGCTCCAGCATAGATTGGAGGAAGAGCATTGTCCATGTACCCAGCAAACGTCTTGCCAACGGGCGTAGACATGTCAGCAGCGACATTACGCCAGAATGGGATTGTACCTTGCTCCTTTAGCATGTTCTCTCCAATGGAGTCTAGCAATCGACTAGCACCTTTCCATAAGTTCTTGGATGCTAATGTTGATTCTACTACTAATGCTATTGCAGGATGAGTATATAATCCGACTACTGCTAATGCCTTTCTAAGAGGTCCTAATGCACTGTATCCAGTATCAAGAGCTCCTAGAGTATATCCTACAGAATTTGAAGCAATTCCAGCAGTCTTAGCAGCATAAGCTACTGGAACATTTCCCAACCTAGCCACCTGGCTTTGAACCGTAGGAGGAAGCGAGTTTTCTAATGAAAGTGATTGTGCTTGTAATTGCTTGGCTTCATTGGCGGCTGCTTCAGCCAATTGAGAAGACCCAGTTGCTTTAGCAGTAGATTCAGCCGCCATTGCACCATGATTAGCTGCTTCGGAGGCTGCCGC